GAGATGTTTTCTTTCATATCAGCCATATTATTCTATCCTTCTTTTTAACACTTGTTAATAGGTTCTAATAGTTTGTATTAGCTTATAATACTTTCGGTGTCTTGCTTGTTGGCTCAGTGCCATCCAACGCAGCAGTTGTTAACATAGGAAGCTGAACAAAAGCTTGAATCTCATTCCCATAAGGCACAAAACCATAATGTTGTTTTCTAGCGAAAATATCAATCCGTGGTTCTGCGCTAACATCTCGAACTAACTCATAAAATACATCTGGCTTCTCACTGTGCCTTGTTACTGGAGCCTTAAAATCAATTCTCTTTCCGATTTCCGTAAGTTGCATTTTCCCATGATGCCCAAATAAAACAAGCTCTGTACTAAACATGAAACTGAAAGGGGTAAACCCAACATTCTTAACCCATGTTAAAAGGCAATGATAAGTTACGTTCCACTTTTTGAAAAGCTCTAACCCAAAGGGCAAATACTTATGCGTAACCCACAAGAAAACATTACAGTCTTTTTCCATGAAACGGTTAAGGTCAAAATTCTTTATCTCTTCTAAAGACATTGTTTTGTAATCCATTTTCTTTTGGTTAGGTCTGCAATCTCTAAGTATCTTTTCAACGGGCCAAGGTGGGTCTATCACTATAGTTTTATACTTCACTTGGAACCTTCTCCAATCGTTTTGACATCATTAATTCGGTTCTTTTGTAATTCCTCAAGACGCTCGATAGCTGTTTGTTTATGCTCAACAGGTTCAGAAGAATAAACAATCCCAAAGCGATTATGCTCACTAAGTAAGTCTCGCACACTAACCCGAATAGCCTCAGCCCGATTAGGATAAAATCTTTCAGTGACTAATTCATCAAGCAATTTTATGTAAGTTTCAGGAAGATAGAGGGTTATGAGCTTCATGGTTGTTTTGCCTCGCTATCCGTTTGGTTTTTGAAATGGCAGAAAAAACAGTTACTTAACTCCATAACTTCTTTAAAATGAGGACAATAACCCATCATGGTTTTGCCCCACAAGATTCTTGTGCATGATTAATTTGGGCTTTACGAAATACCTGAAGGCAACGAATTTGTTTCATTGGTCCCATTGTGACAGCAACCATACCAATTCTTTGAGCTTCAGCTATTCGACTAAGCCACGCTCTAGGCCAAATAAACGTGTGAAGAATAGCAAGTTCTTGGCAGCAACGCCAAATTTCCATGCCTTCTTTTTTGAAGAGTTTAGCTTTTCCTTTATCATCAACGTATGGTGGATCCCAATAACCCCGCACGAATTGGTTATCCTTAAACATCGGCATAAATTTCCAGTCGTAACCAGTGTTTAAGTCAACAGCAAAAACGCCGTCTGGAATCTGGTCCTGTTTGCCAAAAGCCACATCGACTTTTCCAAAGGTTTTCTCGAAGCGGCAGAATACTTGACCGCTTCCCCAATGGTGAGTTAGTGGTCGTTGGCAAGCCCAAAAATCAAACAGAATCTTTGAATCGAATTTGCGACTATCAACGCTCATTAATTTGGAACCTCCACTGGTAACTCGAAACGCAACTGAGCAGAACTTTTAGTTTGATTAGGAACTTTGAGCTTTTGACAAATCCACCAAACAGCACCATCAATGTTTTCCTTTTTACTTTTGTAAGTTCCCCTTGTACGTTCAATCTGAATAGGACAAGCAAAATAGAAGTGCTTAAGCATCCCCTTGTAAATATCCTCACGGTCTTTCATAATTTTAAGAAACAGAAAGCCGCCATCACGCAACACGCGGGCAAACTCTAAATCAGCAAAGCGTAAGGTAAAGATAGTTTCTTCTTGGCTCCAACTGCCATAATATTTACACATGAATGATTTTTCACCGCATTTTAAATGTGGGGGGTCGCAGAATATTCCATCCATGGACCCATCTTTGAATGGTAGAAAGCGCATGTCAGCTAAGACTTTTGGCTTGACAAGAATTACTTTATCTGCCCAACCGTTCTCTGTTTTTGGATAACCAAAGTCACCTTGCCTCTTGTCTATGGTTAGGAACTCATCACTTTCAATTAGCGGTTCAACCATGCCCTTATACATCTTCAATGAGCCGCAACAAACATCAAGCATCATTAACTAATAGCCCCCTTGATTGTGGCCGCGATTGCTCTGGAAACAGGAGGGCAAACGCTTAAGCCAACCTGTCGTTCCATCTCGCTTGGTGAGCAAGGAAAAACATACCAATCGGGTACACCGTGAAGTCTCGCCATTTCAACAACGCTTAAGCTGGTTCCATTGGGTAATAGCCATCTTTGGTTAGAGATTCTTTGGCTACAGATTACGCCGAAGGGTTTGGTCGGGTCTATTTTGCGGTAAACATTTTCTTTGTAAGGCTGTCTATATCCGGCGCGGTTGATGTTTATGACTTCTTGAACTGAAGCGGGCTTTAATGTTGTGGCTTTTACTTTTGGGTAGTTGCCACCGAAAAATCGGGTTCTTGTGGTAGCTGCCCCAAAACTGCAACCTGAAAGCAGTTGCATGTTTGGAAAGAAATAGGAGTATTTCTCTATGAACTCTAAGGTTGCAACATCTGGCACATTTTCCATAACGTAGAATTTTGGCTTAACTTGCTTCACTATTTCAATGAACCGTTCAATCAATGAGTAGTCAAAGGTGCGGTCATTGTTTCCTACTGAAAATTCGTTGCAAGGCGGCGAACCAATGTAAACGTCAGCATAAGGATAGTCTTGGAATTGTTGAACATCGGCGTTTATGACTTTAGCAGTTGGATAATTGTATTGGTATGTTTTGCAGGCGTTAGCGTTTATGTCTATGCCAAAGATGTTTTCAAAGCCTTCCATCTTGAAACCGCTTGAGAATAAGCCGCCAGCACAGAAAATATCGGCAACAGTTGGCATAGTTAAGCCTCCCCTAACCTGTTCGGGATTTGCGACTCTTTAGTTTCAAAAATCTGGAAAAAAAGTGGCATTAAAGCAGCGTCTCCTGCTTACCCAAATCCAAAACCAACCTTGCATTTGGAACCCGATTCTCGTATTCCTTCGCTTTCTTAAGCTGCTTATTCCGCCAATCACTATTAGGATGCAGATGCCACTGATCAAGAACCATGCTGAAGTATCGGGTCATGCTTTCGACTTCTTTAACGGCTTGCATATCAATTTCTGGCATGATTTTTTGTTGTGCTTCATCAATGAGTTTGCGGCTGTACCTTTTTTTGTTGACTTGATAATCTTCTTCATTGATTAGTTTGAGGTTGCGGAGTCCTTCATTGTAGATGTAGAGTGCCGCGTAAGATTGTCCCAGCTCCATGTTTGCTTGAAGTTTGATTGTGCCCATCCGCATTTGCTTGTTAAGATAGAGGATAACAGCGTGTTCTTTGGTCGTGTTAGTTAGCCTCCTTTTTTAGTAAATGTTCTGCTTCGTAGAATCCTCTACCACAATCTTTGCAAACTCTAGTTTGTTTTCTGCCTTGCCGGGTGGTTCTGAAGCCTAATTTAACAGTGTACGTGCTACCGCAGTCTGGGCATTTGCAACGATTATCACTTTGCTTTGATCTTTGCCTTGCGTGACAAGTTCGACATAGTGTTTGGACTTCGAGAGGTTTAGAGTAGTCAGGGTGATGTCTTTCCAGCCACACTTTTGAACCGCATAATTCACACTTATTTTTAAGTGGGATATAGTAGCGAGCGAGACCTTCTGCTTTTAGCGATAGAGGGTTAAGTCTAACTGATTTATGTTGCATTAAGAACTACTCCTATTATGATAGCTTACGCTATGTTTTTCCATGCCATACGTACTTAAGTAGATACAATAAATAAAAAAGTAAAAAGGAATAGTTAGCCCTCTCCTGTTTCTTCTTCGTTAACAACGCCTGAATCGTCTTCAGCTACGTCGCCTGTTTTTGTGTCTGGATACTCTGCGTTTTTTTCATGTTGTTCTGTGTGGTATTCTTTTTCTGCGGTTAAGGTTGGTCTTTGTGGATTCCATTGGGTTGGTCGGATGCCGCGTTTTTCTTCCAAGTTTTCTTTGCCTCCCCAATAAACTAAAAAGACGTTGCCTTCTTGTTGGATGGTGTCTTTAAGGTTGTATTTTTGCCATGTTTCCAAGATTTCTTCTGCCGTGATGGGTCCAAGTTCAACCTGCACTTCTTTAAGAATTAATCTGCCTACGCCGTCGAAGGTGTCTTTGTAAGCCATGTGTTTTAGTGTGGCTACGGTGTTTTTTGCTGCCTGCTTTAAAGTGAGGTAAGAAGTGAGTTGCCCCGGTTCAGGTGGCGCTGTAACTTTGTCTAAGATATGTTGCCAGCGGTCTGCTCTGTACGCGGCGGTTAAGATTTTTGTTAAGTCATCTACTTGGGCTTTTGCCATTTGAAAGTTTGCTGCGCATACTTTGACTATGACGCTTTTGTAGAGGTTGTCGTTTGGTGTGAGGCGTCTTTCGCTGAGTAGGGTTGCTAACGCAAAGATTTTGTCTTCTCGGCTGTATTGCTGCATTATTTTTTGAGCCTCCATGTTTTGACGTTGCGTTGGGTGGTGTGGTCGTAGATAACGCCTGCAAACTCGATTAGGTCAAGTTCGCGGAGTTCTTTACATCTGGGTGTAACTTGATTGATGGGCCAGTTTAGGTTGTGGCTGAGGTGTCGGTTGCTAAATTTTATGCCGGGGTGATCTTGGAAGAATTTGAGCATTGTTTTTTGTTTTTTGCCGAGGGTAGGTTGCAGTTTTATCCAGCTTTGGATGGAGGTTTCTGCGACGTTGCTCATTGAGTTAGCCACTCCCGCATTGTTTCGCCTGTTAAGATTGGTTTGTCGAATTGTTTGTTGACTTTTCGGCGTTGTTTCTCTGACCATTGAGTCATGCTTTTACCCCGCTGTCAACATGGTTTTGTCTGCATTCTGTACAGGATTCAGGTGATTCGCAAGGTGCGTCATCATTGACAATTACTTCTAACAGTTGTAGTCTTGTCTTCTTTCGTAATGGGCAAAATGAGGGCAGCTTACTCGACAATAGTGATTTCTCCTTGTTTGTTGGCTCTGTGTCGTCCGCATTCTTTGCCATGATTTAAGTCGCAGTTGAAGGAGCCTTTTTTGTAGAGATTGCAGAATGGTTTGTACTCGCATTGCATTGTTTTTGCGGTGGCTTTTGTGAGGGCTATATCTACTTGGAGAAAAGCCTCGGCAATCATGTCTTTCATTGGTGGCATCTCTCCCTTGTAATTTTGGATTTGAGGTGTCCTTCGCAGATGGGTAAGCTTTTGTGTTCGGGGCTTCGGCTTCTGTTTTTGTATCCTTTGCCGCAGACTTCAAGTTTTGGTTCCTGTGGGTTGGCGTCGTTGACTACGGGTTGTTCACAGAAGCGGTGGTAGTGGATTAGTGAGTTAGCCATCCAAGTCGCCTCTTAGAGGATTAGCAGTTTGCCGAACTTGCCAACATTAAGCTGGAGTTCGCCTTTGAAACTGCTCACATACCCATTTTCAACTACGATGTTTTCGCTGACATTTACCTCGCTGATTTGGTTGTCCCAGAGGCTTAGTTTTATATTGCCTGATTCATCGGCGATTACTGCGTACGCTGTTTGTGTTGGACCTTGGCTAGTTATGACTTCTCTTGATTCGGTTTTTTCGACTACTTTAGCTTTGATGCTGACTCTTTTCATGCCGTCTTGCAAGTTTTTGATTTGCAGGGTGTTTTGGGGTGGAGAAGGCGAGGGCAAAGGTGCTGTTGCCGTATTTGGTTGAGTAACACTTGGACTGGTGCTCTGCGGCTTCTCCTTACATTCTGCTGTGTACATTAAGCCTGTGTCTAAGATTATGTGGAGTTCGTCTCTTACGATTTTGCGGATTTGCTGCTCAGAAAAACTCATGCAGATGCCTCCTTAACTTGCGGAGCGATTTTTTCAAGTGGAATATTAACGTAATACCAGTAGTAATTGCGTGGGGTGCTGTAGTTGTGTTCTTGTGCTTCTAATCCGTTTGCATCATACAATGGGATAGTTAGTGCTTCGCGGCGGATGATGTTATTTTCTTTCTCAATGACTTCCTGCATGCTTTAAGCCGCCTTTTGTGAAGCCAACTTAAAAGTTGCTTCTTGCTCAGAAACAAAAGTAACCAAAACCAGCCCCTTCTTTTCAAGCCCCGCAACAACGCTGAAATCAACCATCCGATAACCCCTTCCACTAGTGGAGGGAAAAACCACAGCACTGACAAAGCTGCTTTTGCGCCGCAACATAGCGTAAGCCATCCGAGCATACTTTCCATAAGCATCCTTTGGAGGCTCCGCTGCTTTTACAAAGGTGGCTCTGCCGCTCCAGCCATTATTTAAACACTTTAAGACTTCTTTTTGATTCAACCGTTTAAATGGAGGCACAAACTTTTCAGGTGTCAAGTGAATTTCCATGTTAGTACACCTTTAGGCTGTTTGAGACTGCGAATTTTTCTTTAGTGACGGTTTTGCCGCATGTTTTGCAGGTGTAGGTGGATGGGTAACTGTACTCCATTGCTACTTGGCATTTTTCGCAGAACATCGGCATTACTGATTTGCCTCCGTCGGCTGAGTGTCTTCACCTATGCGTTTTGCAAATTCTTCGCGGCTGCCAAAATCCGTTATAAATTCCTGTAAGTGTCCTAATCGTTCTGCTGTTTCATATACGATGTCGTACATTTCAAGGGGCTTAATTTCCGATGCCAAAAAGCTAATCCTCCTGGTTGCAGGTGTTTATTTTGCTGATTTTTTCGCGGACAGCTTCGCGGATAAATTCTTGTTCGTTGACCCACATGCCAAGGTTTTTGACATGCTTGCCAACTTCTATGTAGATGTTTTTTGGTAGTCTGACGTTTTGCCACTTGCTCATTTTACAGCACCTATGCTGTAGGTGTGCTGTACAGCATATAAGCTTTTGTTACAATTTTTCTTTTAGGGGTCTAAAACCGAACATATGGCGGTTTTGGTAACAAGCGTTATATATAGCAACATTGAAATAAAACAAAAACAAATATGCGTCACAGGTGCGGCAAACTTGAACAATAAAAAAGACAGAACAGCGGTAAACATCCCAAACAAAATGCTCGAAGAAATAGACCGAATACTACAAAAATTCTCTTTCTATGGCAACCGCCAACAATTCATAGAATCCGCTGTCAGGGAGAAGATTGAGAAAGTGCGATTAATCGAAGCAGGTCTTCCACACGAAGCTGAACCGCATCCTTAACTAAATCATCCAGCGATTCATAGCCTAAATATGGCAATTTCTCTTTTATCAAGGTAAAATAGGCATCATCCAAAACGGCATTCACGGTTTTCTGCACACTCTACACCCTCAAAGTATCTTAATATTTGCTATAGCATTTAACATTTACGACCGATTGATAGCTCACCAATCAGTGGAGAGGGGTAAGTGAAAGTAAAATTACTTCGGCAACTTATCTTCCCGCATCAATTTTAGCAACCGTTCATTTAACCTCTTCATCTCCGACTGCTCCAACGCGGCTTTCTCATTTAACGGCGAACCACATTTAACACAGTACAAAGCGCTTGCATCGTTTTGTTCGTTGCAGTTAAAACATTTCTTACTCTGCAAAATATTAACGTTAGATGATGCTTTCTCTTTTAATGTCTCAACACCTTCTAAAGCCCTGAAAGTATCATCGGTATCTGTCCCATGCAAATGAGTATAACGCTTAAACATATCACTGTTGGGACTCCAACCAAACGCTGCATTCGCCTGCTTATCATTAATCCGTATTTTCTGGTTCCGCGCCGTCCAAGTAATCTTAGTGTGCTTAAGCCAATGCAAACTCACTGGCTTCTGAATCCCCGCTAACCCACAATATTTCTTAAATAAAACATTGATGCAGTTATATTTGAGAGGTTCATAGAGGCTATATTTAGTACCTAAATTTTTGCGAACCCAAAGGGGTGCGTTACGATCATGTTTCAAAGGATGAAAGTTTAGCCAATGCTTCAAAATCGGCGCAAACTGATTCATAACAAAACTGCGAGTGCCCGTTTTGCCTGAAACAGTAACACGAATCTCATTTCCTTGGACTTCGGCGTCGCCGACTTTTAAACCTAAAATTTCGCAAGCTCTCAAAGCTCCAGATTGCCCAGTTGCCCACATGGCCTTATGACAGGGATTAAATGTTACATTTAATAGGTCTAGAAATTCCTGTTCACTTAACCATTTGCCTTTTAGTTTTTCTTCCCAATCAATCTTTTTTGGCTCAATTTTACGCCAAAGTTTTGGTGTTTCTTCATCTTCCGGGTCTTTGAGCCAGCGGGCATAACGTTTCATGCAGATTAACCATTGGTTCCAGGTGCTGTCTTCTAGGCCTTCAAAGGCGCTGTTTGTTTCTGGGGTGGACAGTGCTGAGAGGGTGGCGTGGACTTTTGTTTTGTTTAGGTAGATGTCTTCGAATTCTGTGTTGGCGCGTCTGTCAAAGCCTTGGATGGCTTCTCGGTAGCCTTGTTTTCTGCCTTCGCTTAGGTGGTGTTGGGTGTTTAGGAACTCTTCAACTCGCCGCATAGATGCTTCTTTGTGGCTGGTGCTATATAAAATGTTGTTGTTTTCCGCTACATTCATCGAAAATGTTATGCAAAAAGATTAGATTCTTGCTATACACAAAGCTTAAAAGCTAACTTGATGCATTGATGCTCTGATGATTATATGCCTAAACGAGTGACAGTGACCTTAACCGATACAACCTTGAAAGCCATCGATGATTGGCGACGTACACAAACCCCGATTCCCAGTCAGAGTGAAGCTATAAACAAGTTTCTTAAAGACGGCATGAAACTGTTAAATGAGGGGCAGCACAAACAATGAGTTTAGAATCAAAAGCCAAAACTTTTTCACAAATTGAAAATCAATATAGCCCAGATTCAGAGATGAGGTGGGTTCCGCTTGAAGAAGCCCAGAAAGAAATCGATAGACTCAACTTGATAATTATAGCATACAAAGACAGCAATCCACAAGGCGAAACTCGTTTGCGATGTAAATATGGTTTAATGATAGACAAGTACGAGGCTAAGATTGAAGCCGCCAACAAAATCATTAACAATACCAGTTTTCTTTGTGAACCTATATGGTTTAGGCGTTTGCGTGAGGCTTTAAAATGACTTATGATGGAACAGATATATCGCTTCCAAAATGGGCTAAACGGAAGCATAAAGGGAAAACAGTAAATCAAGATAAATGCCCTAAAAACTTTAACCCAAAGGCAGGTGGGAACTTTACTTGTATCGGTTGCCCTGAAGAGAAAACGTGCCCAACTCTTTTGGAGCTTCGCTTGTTTATGGAGAAAAAGTTGGGGAGAATGTAAGTGATGACTGAAGAAACAGCCTTAGACGTATTGGGCATGGAAGTTAGAACCCTGAAGGGCTTGCCGAAAGACACTGTTTTGCTCGCTTCTAAAGGCGTTATAAAAGTTGGTGTAACTGCAACCGATCAAGGCATTCAAGTTGAATATGGATTTAATCCTGAAAAATTGGCTGTAATAAAAATCGGTGATGTAAATGAGTGATGTTAATGACCGAATAGAAGCCAACCTCAAACGACTCAAAGCAGCTAGCAACTTTAACGTTTTCGGCGAAGCAACCGTCAAGGTCCCCTGTGATGATATGGCTTCCTACAAAATAGAAGACTGCCAAACTTGCCCCAAACCGTGTAAGGAAATTCAAGCAATCGCAAGGAGTAATACAAGTGAGTGAAAAACAGTTTTTTAGAGTTGGAACAGAAACTTGGCAAGTGGGCAAACACGAAATTGGAAATAAAGATTGCCCTGATTGCTGGGAAAAACCTTACATTCATGAAGGATGCGGTGGATTAATTCACTCTGAATATAACGATGAAGACACCGAAGGCAATTCTTTGTGGATTGATAGGAAATGTGATAAATGTGGAAGGACTGACTTTTAAATGAGTGAGAAGCAAGAAGAATTAAAAAAGCAAATAGAGCAAGGCATCAAAGAAATGTCTGACGGTGACCCAGAAACAGATAAGTATTGGCGTGAATGCGGCTTGCTTATTCAACGTATAGTTTTCTGTTTGTCTGACAGTGATTTTGCGGGTGGGCGAATAGATTATGATGACGAAGTTTGTCAAGTTTTGGATGAGGCAAAAGCTGAAATTTATGAGAAAATGAGCAACGCTGGATTACTTGATGATAACCCCGAACGCAAGAATATACGTGACCCAACCGATAAAGAGCTAGTTGATGCAATTAAGAAATGGTTTGGCACACCCTAAACTATTTTTTCACTCAAATGTAAATTTTTACATCACATTAACGTAAAACTTCCACTTATAGAAGCAAAACTACACAAGCCTTAAAAGGATGCAACCATTAAGTAACTAATCATATCCTCTTGTAAGCCCTAAGTTGGCTATTCAACCTAGCGCCTTTGAGTGCTGATAGCCTTTTGCATCAACAAAATTGGAGAGAGAGTATATGCCACACCGTAGAAGTATGGGTAAACTTGAAACCAAAATCGCGCGTAACTACTGTTACGAGAACAGCGAGTGGAAACACAGAAACAACGACCCCAACGAAATAGGTGAACGTTCTTTCACTGGAACCCCCGAAGGACTTGTAATGGAAGTTTTAAGCAAAATCGAAGGCGACCGCACAGGCGTAATTCCAGAATATCCGCAAGGCTTAGTAATTGCTGATCAAGTTAAAAGTGGCTTCTTTAATATCGTGACAGTTTTTGACGAGACTTTCTTAACTGATTTTCGCGTTGGACCTTAAAAAATATCTGGCGCTTTCCACAATCAAAGCCCACCACTTCACCCGAACCGCAAATTCCAGTGATATAGGTGAGTACCAAAAATTTGGCGTGTCAATTGACTTAACGAAAAGCGCCAAGCATCATAACATCAACGTAACAGAGCATAAAACAGTTTGTTGTAACAGGAAAACACCCACAATGGCACATAAAACCCCACCAATACTTGACTTCCACGATGACGTTTTAGACTCCGTCTATATCCGCAAAGATGTTTTTCTCATGAGATGCAACCAAATAGACGAGAGATGTGGTGTGCACTCAAAACTGTTAGAGGACCTTCAACATGACGCAAAAGCAGACCGCAAATACACCCAAAAACTTGTCATTACAACTTTAACCTTTGTTATAGTTACATTAATCAGTATTCTCGGTGCTATCGGCTGGGGAATTTTTGGGTAGGTGAAAACATGAATTTTGATTATTCAGACATAGGTAACCTTGCACTTGGAATCTTTACACCCATCGGCGGCTACCTAGCTGCAACCGGGCATCTTCCAGAATCTATCTTGGTAATTTCGATTGGCGGCACAATCAAAGCTTTCCTATCAGCCCTGGACAATTACAAGTATAAGCAAGCTAAGGCGGCATCTGCATGACTAAACCCCTTTTCAAAGGTTGCCACACTGCAAAAGGCAAACCAAGCCCTCATTCTTCACTGTCTTTTCAAGAAGCAACCGACCCAAAACCAACCACTATAAGATTAACTCATCAAGAAGCCCAATTTATTAAAAGCCTGCATAGATTTGGAAGGTAAAACAAAAATGTGGAACATCATAGCATACATACGCAGATATTTTAGCATGTGCGAAATGCACAAGACCTGCCCCTTGTATCAGCCTGAAGGGTTATACTGCAATCAAGAGGGGCGCGTTGTTGAATATTGCGGTAGATACCGCACATTAAGCAAAAACAGAAAAAATCTTGGACTAAAAACGTATGAGTGAAATTTCAATACCAATGCCCGAAAAAGTCAAGCTTAAAGACCTCAAATTTGACGGCGAAAACCCCAACAAAATGACTAAGGAACAGCGAGCAAGACTTAGAGTAAGCATCCAAAAATTTGGCGACATAATCCCAATCATCACTAACAAAGATTTGCTTGTGGCTGATGGACAGCAACGTGCCGAAGAAATATCGCAAAGCATCTGTTGAAAAACTCTAGTGATAAGAACCCGGCAAAATGGCTTTGTATTAAAAGAAGTTTGGCAGTTATGGATAGAGCCAATTCTTCGCGGTCGGTTATGTATACGGCGTGTTTGAGTTTTACGACCTGACAAAATAGCTTCAACAAACTCAGACTTAAATAACAGCATCTTTGGTAAACTCCGTTAACAATTTTACTTTAGCAGCTTCAATATAACCGTCTAAAGTCTCAAGAAAAACTCGTTTAGGCTGATAAGGCTTCGGCTTCATTAGCAGGTTCCTCTTGCAGAAACTTCTCTTAGGACGATAAGTTTGGCGCGGTCAAAATATCCGCCTTCACGTAACTCACATCGTTCAGGCGTAACTGGGTTATCCCATGTTTGCATCTGGTCCATCATGAAAAGCTCTTCAGCTTTAACCCAGATGGCTGCGCGAACTGAAGGCCAGAAAGAACCTTTAATCATCGATACTTCCTCCTACTTTCAGTTAAAATTATATCAGCCGCTTGATGTAACCAGTTTTCAACTTCTTGCCTATCATAAATAAGCCCTGCAGTGCCGTGACGAGGGGGAAACTTTGCCAGTAATACTGCAAGATCAGCAAGTTTACTATCATATTGTATTCTCCAATTACAATTATCGCAACTCGGCATCTTAACAACTCCAGAAGTTATAGTGCTTACAGATGCTTGTTATTCGTCGATAAGTTAGGCGGTTAGTATTTTCAAGGGACTGTAATAGAGCGCGGAAATATTGAGATGAATAAGGAACCAATTTATTGCCCTCCAGAAAACTTGTAATATTTACTCATTGCGTAAGCAGCCCAAAGATATTGTGGATGCCAACAGCTTCGATGATTCTTTCGGTCAAACGGAAACATCTCAGAATTAAAATCAACTTTAACATTTTCGCGAGAAAAAGAAGGCAATTAATAATCCTCCGGAAGCATAACTGTATAGCGGCCTGTTTCGTTCTGAGCAATATAGATAAGTTGTTTAGAGCCATCTGGAAGTTCGATGCGTCCCTCAGCAAAATAATCGCCTTTCGGCATTTTGCTAAGAATTATGCCTGCGGCTAATATTAAATCCATAATGTTTGGCAGATTAAGCGTTTGGTTATCATTAATATATCCGCGAGCCATAAGATTTGTGGTAACGTACTTTAACGGAGTTTGAGCGGCTCTGGTAGGGTTATCTTTACGGTATTTAAGTTGGTCTAAATCGAAAAGAATGTTGTCTTCAACTGCTTCTTTACTAGTATAAACTGATATTGGTTCTCCGAATATTTCTTTTAAATCGTTTTTCATTTTGGTCTATCCTCAAAAGAACCTAATAATGGAACATCTATTTAAAATATGTCTAAAAAATAGGTGTTCCCGCAAAAGAAGGCAAAACAAAGCTTATTTGAGGATAAACCTTAAAGCCGACCCTTGCAGGAACAACAAACATAATCAAACTCGCCAAATATAAACTAGGAAGTTCTGGTTAAAAACATGTACAGTAAAGAAGTAACCGCAGTAATCCTCTCTGACTGGGCTAAAGGTGCATCAGCAGAAGAAACTATAGTGCATTTAAAAGAAAAGTTTGGGCGCTCACCTTGCTTAAACACAATTTACACACACCGAAACGGCTTAACCGCTGAAATGTTAGTGGATGAATTACTCCGACAACAAGAACGAGACATCACTAAAGCTGATAACCCAGCTTTACGCATGAAATACCGCGACCTTTTACTTGCTAAACTGTTGCCTCAAAAGATTGAGCAGAAAATTGAGGGCGGCGAATCTTTCAAGGTGGAAATAATTGACAACTCAACCCAACCAAAAGACAATTCAGTACCGCCTGCATCCCCAGCAACTTAACGTTTACCATGACATCCACCGCTTCCAAATAGTAAAAGCTGGAAGACGATGGGGAAAAACAGAGCTTGCATGGATTAAAGCATTAATCTATATGCTCTCGCATCCAAACTGCCTTTTATGGTGGGTCGCGCCTTTTTATAAAGAGTTAATTCCAGCAACCAAAAAAATCCGTGATTTAACCCCTCGCAACCTCATAGTTAAACAGTTAGAAAGCGGCGAAGTAATAAGATTCATTCGACTAAAAAACGGCTCTGAATGCTTCTTTCACAGCGCAGACAAAGAAGACACACTCCGAGGCTCAGGCTTACACGGCATAATAATTGACGAAGCAGGCAGCATGAAACGCACCCGCATAACCGAAGAAATATTGCCTTCACTCATAGACTATCATGGCTGGCTCCTTGCAATCGGCACTCCAAAAGGCGCAAATTGGTTTGACGAATACTACCAAAAAGGGCAAGACCCAAAAAACAACGACTACAAAAGCTGGATGTTCAGCAGCTACGGCAACAGCAAAGAACAAGGCGGCTTCTTAAACAAAGCAGACATAGACTTCATTGCTTCACAGCTTCCTGAGTTAACGCAGCGCCAAGAAATCTTAGGCGAAACTTTAGCAGGCGAAGGCGTAGTATTCCGACACATAACCGACCGCATACGCAGCACAATAAAGCCTTTTCAACAAGGCGAAGTTATCGCGGTTGGCAGCGACCTCGCAAAATCAGTCGATTACTACGTTAACATTGCAGTCCGCTTAAACGGCGAAGTCGTCGATTTTGAACGCTATAATAAACTAGACTGGCCCCTTATGCGGAAGCGGTCAGTAGCTTTTTCTCAGCGACTAGGCGACGCATCACTTTTAATTGATAGTACAGGCGTGGGTGACCCCGTATATGATGAGCTCACACAAGAATACAGTAATGTGGCAGGCTATAAACTTACTAATTTAACTAAGAAACAGCTTATCGAAAACCTCTCTATTATGCTGGATAACGGCGAAATCTGGTTCCCCGGTAACCCAGAAACTAAAGAGTTTCGAGAGGACTTGTCGGTTTTGAAGTCGGAACTTGAAAGTTACACCTACGAATTAACGCAGTCGGGTTTAATCTCGTATAATGCTCCTGAAGGTTTGCATGATGACTGTGTGGTTGCGTTGGCGTTGGCGGCTTGGCAAATCAAGAAAAGTGCTCCACTTGGCGGTGGATCTGTTAGTCGCGTAATAGGGCAATAAAAACTGTTTGAGGACTAAAACTTATGCCATCAATACTTGAAAGACTACATATTCGAGAGCAGGCGAAAGCCTTAGTTGGCGATCACCTTTACTCAATGTTTAACGGTGGCATAGTAAAGCAACCCCGAGAATTATCTACTTACCGCAAATACTACGAAGACGACTCTACAGTCGGAACCTCCATCGATGCATTGTCTAACATGACTTGCGGCAACGGCATCTACCCAACCGTAAAAGAACCCGATTTAAAAGTGGGCGATTGGACACAGCAAGAAGCCCTAGACGAAATCAACGATTTAAACGAGCGCATCAGATTAGACGAAGCATTATTAAACGTTAACAAATGCATGCGCATCTACGGCTATTCGCCAGTGGAACGCGTCACACGTAGAGGTCCACCTGGTGGCATCTTGGAGCTTATGGTTTTGGAGCCTGAAAGCTGCGAGTACAAACGCCTAAAAAACACGGTTACAGGCTTCACACAGAAAATACAGTCAGGCAATCCTATACCGTTTGCTCCAGACGAATTAATATGGTTCACCAATAAACAAGTGGGCAACGCAAAAGGCGCATTGTACGGTCAAAGCGACGTAAAACGTGTTTTAAGATTACTTGAAATCCGAGACGCAACAATAGAAAATATTAATGGAATACTCAAAAACCAAGCGCGTCCCCCCGTGATTTGGAAAACCAAAAATGCAGGCGACACCGCAACCTTAAAGGTGCTTCTTAAAGAAGCGATGGATGCAGGCGAAGACCTTGTAATACACCCCAAAGATTCAGTTGAGAATGAAGTTGTCAAAATTGATACTCGCATACCATACTGGGAATATGTCGCATACATCGATGGATTAATCTTTCAAGGGCTTCATTCGCCTATGCTTGATTATCTGCGCAATGCTACGCAAGCCTCTGCCGACACTATGCTTAAAGTTATTCAGTTAGATGTGGAAGGCAGCCAACGCTACCTGAAACGTATGGTTGAGCATGAAATTTGGGAGTGGCATCTACGCAAAAAAGAATACGAAGGCGAAATTCCCTCATGTAATTTTGGCGCTCCAAAAACAGGCTTAGAAGACTTAAAAATTGATACCTTCCTCACTAAGGGTTTAGACCTTAGCTTTATTGATCGCACACAATTTAACGCCATCTTGAAAGCAAAGGGGTTAACGTTGCCTGAACCAGAAAAGCAACCTGAAACATCAGCAATGCAACCGCAAAATGGGGCTGGGCAAATCACAGTTAACACAATTGAGCCAACAGACGGTAATTTGGAAGCAAAACAATATGACACTTTCATTGTCAAAAAACAGCGAAATACTTGAAGTCATAGAAGCAGTGGAAGCCGTTGAATGTATAGAAGGTCTTTCACGTAAACCCAGCCAGTATGGCAACGTGACTTTCTTTGGCATGAATGACGAATGGTTCTACACTGCATACAACACAAACAACACCTGCAATGACTGCGCAGATTTTGATGGACAAACATTTTACGGCTACGAATTACGCAGCACCTTCAAGTATCTAGTAATTATTGATGAAAACACGATTGCCGCAAAAGTTCATCCCCGATGTGCGTGTGTTTTGTCTCGTGTCTTTAATGTTGAGAAATTAAGGAGAAAATGATGTGCCTGAATTTTCTGGATTAGTTTCCTGCATTTTTTGCGGGGATGCGATGCCTGTTCGTAAAGGCGAATCAGACAAATTCTACTGCCCCTCATGCGGTAAGTCTTTTTCGAGTAAAGGCGACACAATACTATATCACTAATATTCTTTGAACAAAAGAAAAAGGTAAAACAATATAATGCCAAATACTGTTGCCATTGCCGTTATAACTAACCCTGTAGCTAAACCGTGCAGTGATGGTGCACCAAATAGGAAATATCCTATTCCGTAAGCCAAAAAGATGCCTACACAATAAAGCAATGCTATGACGGTAATTGTTTTTAAAAAGGCTATGCGATCAATCATTCAGTTTTCACCTGTTTAGGCTCATCCAATAATACATCATAATTAATAGGTCGATGTCTTTTGAGTGCTTCTACGCCTTTTTTGCCTATGGTTGGCGGCTTAAACTTTTTACTCATTCAGAATTCACCTTGGTATATCTCTGCACCAAATTAGATTCAGTTTCCCCAACTTTAACCCAACCACTCTTAGGCGCTTTGACGCATTTAACTACTATTTCGCCGTAATTGCCAACTTCGAGAACTATTTGTCGGTCTGTGCCGTCGCGAGTTACGATGTCGCCAACTTTAAAAGTCATTCAGATAGCACCTCAATCTTAAAAGTAACGTTTAATCTGGCATTTTCTGGAAGTGTTTCTATACTTGAGATAGTTCGCTTGAGTATGTCGATGGCGTTGTTTCGGTGTAATGTGGAGATGCAAACAATTTTCTTTTCACTCATTACTCTTTCGCCTCAAGTTTAGTTTTTAACTTCTCCAAAAGAAGAATTGCGCCATAACGAGTGATCATAATATTAACTGCCTCGTTAAAACTTGGTATCTTATCTTGTGCTTTACGCCAAGATTCAATAACATCGATTGAGGTATCATTGAAATTTATAGATTGCCGTTTAGTCACTTAATCACCATTTACACTATTATCACCACTTATGCTTTTAAGCTTTATCCAAACCCAAACATTAACAAGGAGAAAAACAAACCATGCCCATAAACGCCGATTTCCAAAAAATACTTTCGCAGTTTACCGCTAGGTTTGGCGATAAACTAGGCAAAACAAAATTTGAGCAATGGATAACTAAACGCAACCTCGACACATCCAAACCCTACAGCAACGACCAACTCAAAAAGAAAGAATGCCTCGGCGCAAACTGCAAACATAACTGTGCTAAGTGTCTTAAGGAAAGTTTCCAATGGGCAAAACCCTTAATTGAACTTTTAAAAACAAGCAAAGAAGGCAAAACATACCGAATAGAAGCACACTTCGCCGTCACATCAATGAACAACAACATCTACACCCGCGAAGAATTAATCACCGCAATCTCAACCTTACCCTCTAAACACATAGACCTCAACCACAACTTAGAATGGAAAATAGACGGCGCAAAAATCTTAGCGACCGCATGGGAAAGCGAATGCGTCGAATGCATAGTTTATGTTTACAACGGCACAGTGGACGCTAAAGGGCGTGATGTGCAAGAATGCTTAGACAACAGCATCTATGACTGCGTTTCTATCGAGGGTGACTCAGACGACGCCATACAATCCGCTGAAGGCAACCGACTAGTAGGCTTCTACTATACGGGCTTGGCGTTCTTAGATCAAGAAGCGCTTCCAGGTATTCCGTTAACAACTATTCAACCTATCGAAGAAATGATTATACATGAATGTTTACTTTTGGAACAACTTGACGGTTCAGAGGTGAAAGAAAAATTGGCAGAAAACACAAATCAAACTATAGAACAACCCCAACCACAAACTAAAGAACAAGACGCCGCGTATTGCCCAATATGCGGAAAACCCTTAACAAACGGAGCATGCACTAATCCAGAGTGCACAGCAAATGGTAAACAGGTGCAGATGAGCGAAGAAAAACTACACTTAACCCAAAAAATAGCAGACCTAACCGAGCAACTATCTGCTAAAACCATTGAGCAAACCCACACCCAAACATCGCTTAGTGAAGCCAACGGCAAAATCGAGAAACTAAGCACTGACCTAGCCAAACTTACCCGCGAAAACGTGCAGGTTGCAATCGGAGAATCCCAAAACAAAACTCTAAAAGAGCAACTTGCAAACGCCATATCCGAAACCAATATCCAACGCGGCAAAGTCAAAGCTAAAGCAGAAGAAATCAGCAAATTAGAAGAGCAACTAAACAAGGAACACGCCGCATTACAACGCACAGAAGAATCTCTTGGTAAGCGTGAAGCAGAAAACGAAGCATTAAGACGCGAATTAAACGAGGAATCCACACGACGTGCAACAGCTGAGCAGAAAGCATTAAACGAAACCAAAGAGTGCAGCCGCATAAAACTTGCAAACGCATCCCTGCTAGAGGAGAAAGCGAAGGATACACGGCAAATCAGCGATTTATCAGAAAAACAAAGCCAATCAGCCACTAACCTGTTGAAAGCCGAGAAAGAGCTTGCTGAATCAAAAGAAACCTTACATAAACGTGAAGAAGACATCAAAACTATGCAGGCTGGCAATGATAAAGCGATTGTTGAACAGAAACGCCTCTACAAGATTCTAAAAGAAAACAACATCTACGAAATAAACCCCGATGGAACGCTTAAAGTTTCCGCATAGTTTCTTTTTAATTATTTAATTTTGGACCTTACTTTTTCCCAGTAACCAACATGTTACTTGAGCATGCACCCTGCGAGGATAGGAGCCCCAAGGTTTTCTGGGTTAAGCCCAATGCGGCAAAGAAAACAAATAAACAATTTAGGAGAAAAAAACAATGACAGAAAACCCAACAATAAACTTAAAAGAACTTACCGCTGACCTAAAAACAATCAAGGAATCCCTCGCTGCATTACAACCCAAAGAACCCGGTCCAAAAGGACACACAGAAGAATCACTCCAAGTAAACGAAGCCGTAGAAAACAAAAAGAAAATCAACACAAAACTTAGAGAATTCATAAAAACCGCGCCAGTAGGCGGCAGATTCACAGCTTCTGAAGCCATCGGCGCACAAACCTCATCAGCCGCAATCCCCACCATTTGGACCGCTAAACCAGAATTACTCTCACCCGCAAACGCAACAGGCTTTTTCTTAACTGACTTCGTCACATGGAAAGAAGATGTAAAAGGCAAACCCGGCAGCGTAGTTGATGTTCAAACAATCAGTGCAGTCGCAGACGCAGCAGTTACATCTGGCACAGAACCCACTTTCACCGCATCCACAATCACCACTGTACCCGTCACATTAACACAGCGCGGACACGGCTTCTATATTAGCAAAGGCGACCTTGAAGACGTACAAGACGGCACACTAGAAGCTTTAGTTGAGCAATCCCGAAACGCCGTTATGCGTGGCATCGACGCTTATTTCCTTGCACAAATTCAGACAAGCAACAACAACGTTATGGGCGGAACCTTCGCGGAAGGCGGCGCTATGGCAGCAACCGTATTAACAAAGCTATGGGGTAGCCTCATGGTTGGCAGTTACCCAGCCGCAAACGCAGCCGTCATCATGCATCCAGTACCATACGCAAGCCTACTTAGAGACGCACAATTCGTTAATGCCGCAACCTTCGGCGACCGCAAAGTCGTTGAAACAGGCGCTATTCCAAGATACCTCGGCATGGACATCGTACCAATGTTGCAGGGCACACTAAACTATGGCGGAACCGCTGGCACATACAAAACCTACGCAATCGCTAAAGGCGCACTTGTCGGAGCTATCAAACGCGAAATCGAAATTGAAAAAGAATACTACGTTAAAGATCAACGCAACTATACCGTGGTTTCAACTCGTTTCGGCGGCACTCCAGCACACCCCTATGGGATTGCTGAATGCACAACCATCGACTAAAACAAGCTTTACACTGCAAACAAATTTTCTTTTTTTTTCTGTTTAATTAAATTTGGATAAATGGACTGTGAAAAAATGGAAAATCTAAATCTCATTAACAAACCTGAATCCGTTAAACCAACTCCGCAAAAACTTAAGGTGCTTTGGTGGAGCAACGCCGTACACGTCGGCAGCGGCTACGGTGTTCAATCGGCAAACGTTACCTATCGCCTCTTAGCAATGGGTTATGATGTGCGTGTCGCAGCAAACTATGGTTTAGACGGAGCTGCTTTAGGCTTTAACAATTTAATCCAGTATCCCCGCACAGGCTTCAGCGAATTAGGCGAAGACACATTAAAACTGGTCATAGATAACTGGAAACCCCACGTTTTAATCAGCTTATTCGACGTGTGGATAAGCGCCTACAGCAAAATATACGGAAAAGACTGGCTCGCAAACATTCACCCCCGCACAATCGCGTGGCTCCCAGTAGATTCAGAGCCGATTGCGGAAGCCGTGGCAGACCAAGCCCGCAAAATGTACCGCGCCGTCGCCATGTCTCAGTTTGGGCAACGCATGCTAAAAAACGCAGATGTAAAAGCATTGTATATCCCCCATGGGGTAGAAACACAAATCTTCAAGCCTGCAGAGGATAAGGCAGCTTGTAAAACATGGTTAAACAAGCATACAGTATCAATTAACCCCCAGACCAAAGCAGTTTTCAACGACAACGATTTTATAGTTCACGTTAACAAAGCAAATAAAGACCGAGAAAGAAGCGGCTTAGACAGCGCCCTCGTAGCATTCAAATATTTCCTTGACGCAAACCCCGACGCCAAAAAAGACGCTAAACTCAACTTGCACACATGGGTTGACTTCCCAGGTGGCGTTCCAATCCGCAAAATGTGCCATGACCTCGGCATTGAAGCAAACGTGAAGTACACGCCTGAATACTATATGTTGATGGGTTTAACTAGCAACGATTTAGCTAGGCAATACAACGCAGCCAGCGTCTTCATGAATATTAGTAGGGGCGAAGGTTTTGGTGTGCCAATTTTGGAGGCGCAAAGCTGCGGAGTCCCCGCTATAGTTACAGATTTTTCTTCTATGACGGAGTTGGTGCAGGGGCATGGGTGGCTTGTGCCAGCTTTCGCAAGCGATTATCATGGCGGGGTTAAACTCCGCAATGGATTAAATTCGTTGTGGGCTTTGCCTGATGAATACAAAGCAGCCGACGCCTTAACAGACGCATATCTCCACCCCAAAGATGTCTCTCGCAATGGTGAACTTAGCAGATTATTCGCTTTAAACTACGATTTTGACACGGCGATTCTTCCATTATGGCGTGATTTGCTAGGTGAAGTAGAAAGCGAACTTGGCATGTTTGGCACGGCTCAACAGAAAGATGATGCTTATGCTAAACTGTTTGCGCAAGCAACCCAATAAACCCCTTTTTTTGGTAACATAAAAACTATTTTGGAATGTGAAAAAATGAGTTCACCTATATTTCATGGAACCCTAATCGCAAGATCGATTCAAATGCCTGTAGAATTAACATGGCAATGCCGATACTGCGATACAATAAACCCCTCAAAAAATGTGCATTGCGAACATTGCGGTGCACCCAGAAAAGAGCAATCTTGGATTGATGGAACATGAGCGAAAAACAACAAGGCGAATTTAAAAAGCGCATTCGTGAATCGCAAGAGCAATATCACAGCATTTTGAATCAACGATTTCTAACATGGGTTGACGAAGCTAACGCCGATTTTCCGATAACAACTCCAATCAATGCAACAAGTGGAATTCTGCAAATAAGTATCGTTGACTGGAATAATTTTGTTGGTACATTTAACGCATGGCAAAAGAAATGGTTGGGGCAGCTCCTATCCTTACCAAAAGAACCAGAAACTTGTGAGCATGATTGGCAACCTATAACAGTGAATTTTCAACAAGTAGATCGTGTTTGCTGTGTGAAATGTAGCGTATCTGAGGACAGATTTGTTTATGTTTGTCCTGCTTGTGGTAGCGAAAAACCTTATGGAAGAATAAAGAATCAAAGGTTTCCTTGGACAAAGTACCCTGGATTAAAATTTACTAATGAACCTTAACTTGGAATGTTGGAATATGACAAAAAAACAGAAATCTAAAATCTTCACTGGCTCTAAACCCAGCGAATTCTATAATGCTGACTACTACCTTAACGGCGTCGGTTCAAACTATGGCAGAAAAGACGAACATGGCAACATAGTTTTTTCGCCTTATGACGAAGCCAGCTACCTGCCGAATAACCGTAAGTTAGCGGCGTTTATAGCGTCTGTTTACAAACCCAAAACTGCCCTAGTTTTAGGGTGTGCCAGAGCGTACTTAGTTCTTGCTCTTCGTGAGTTGGGCGTCGACGCTAAAGGCATAGACATTTCACAGTGGGCAATTGATAACGCACCCGCAAAAATCAGGCCGCATTTATTTGTCGGCGACATCTGTGATTTATCACGGTTCAAGACAGCGGCTTTTGATTTGGTGACTGCCTTCGACGTGTTTGAGCACATCACAGTACCCGACCTCTACACAGCGTTAGGTGAAGCATCAAGAGTTTGCAAGGACACTTTGGTTATTGATGTTCCTATAGAGAAAGACGATTTGCACCCCGACCAAAGCAGCGGAACCGATAAAAGCCATGTTAGCGTTTACAGCGAACAATTCTGGATCAACCAATTCACCGCGTCAAATAAAGACAAAAAAGGAAACATCGTCTATCATATTGCGCCTGCTCGAAGTTTCATATTGGATGGTAAAGAAGTTTACACTTACCCCGAAGGCAACCAAGGCGCAACACTCATCTTTAGAAAAATAGCAACAATGCATGTTTACAATAGACCGCCAATAATTTGGCATAGTGATGGCGATTTGCCGATAGATTTTACAGCAAAAGCAACAGGATACGCAATCACGGAATCTGAATTTCCACCAACAGAAAACAGCACTGTAACAGCTAAAAAAGTGCCACTTGTCAGTATCATCATGCTTAACTGGAACGGCTTAAAATTTACTCCAAACTGCATAGAAACCCTCTACAGAAACACCGACTACCCCTTCCACCTAACAGTTGTTGACAACCAAAGCACCGACGGCAGCCAAGACTGGCTAAACTTTGCAGCGCAATCCTACCCCAACATGGAAGTAGTATATTGCAACGAATTAAACAGCGGCTTTGCAGACGGCGTAAACATCGGCTTAAAATTCCTGAATCAAACTGCGCAAACAGCGCCTTATGTTTTGCTTTTGAACAACGACACCATTTTCATGCAGAAAAACTGGCTTTCTCTACTAGTTGCAGCACTTGAAAAGGACTCAAGCATCGGTATAGTTTCGCCGAAGTTACTGTACCCCGACGGCAGAATCCAATACGGCGGCTCAACGTTTACCCCCGATTTACAGCCCTACCACATTGGAAGATACAAAAACGCTGAAGGTTTCAATGTAGAAAGAGAAGTTCCTTGGGCAACGTTTGCATGTGCACTCATAAGACGCGAACTGCTTTTCAGTTCCACCCACCCAGAACCTCTTACGCCTATCGGGCAAAATAAACCTGTTCAATCCATTCAGGTAAATGGGGAAAGCGTCATTGGCTTAGACAATGCTTACAAGTTGGGCACTTTTGAAGACGTAGATTTCTGCACTCAGACACGTTTCAACGGCTACAAAATCCTCTACTGCCCACAAGCTAAAGTTTACCATTACGAGGGCGCAACCGTCTTCACCGTAAACAAAGCCCATTACCAACAGCAACAGCAAGCAAACGCGCAGTTGTTTTATGGTCGGTGGCGGGATTGGCTACGCATGAACCGCAACGCATACCCCGAACTCTACACGGAGGGTGCTTAAGGTGATTTGTCCTAAATGCGGTGGAGAAATGAAAAGTTGTTGTCAACTTGCAAGAGAAGCAGCACATGGACAACCATACGGTCATACTTGTGGTCAGCAAATGCTCATATGTATCGGCAAAGATGGGGGCGGCGGCTGTGGTTATTATGAATACAATGATACTTTTCTTATTCCACTATTTCCAATAAATGTCAAAAAAGAATTGAAGCCTCTAAAACTTTGCTTAGAAATCAATTTCGGAGATAAACTACCCTATTCAGTAGTTTTAAGACACACAAGTTCTCCCTGTGATTTTGTAAGTGCTTACCCAATAAAAACACTTGATGAAGCAATCATAGCTTTCAAAATAGCCGAATGTATGGTTTCTGGGTTGTTGTCAGCATCAAAGGAGGATACCTAAAATGAGAGTCAAAAAAGAGGGTAACATCTTTATTGTAACGCCTGAACAAAGCTCAAACCACGACTACCAAACAGAAAAACAGTTCCTAAAACAACTCACGGGCACTAGCAACTTTTCAGTGATTCATTTTCCAGTAAAGATGGAAATAGAAAAATCTCTTCCTTCGTCTGATGTACGCCGAATGACCTTTTGGGAATGGCTTCAATGCAAGACAGATAATCATTGCCTACATAACACTGGACGGAAGAAAACCAAAAATATCTCTAAAGTCGAAGGCGTGATACACGAGCGTTGTCTTGAAGAGAAAAGATGTTGTCGATGTGGCGATAAAAGCTGGTGGTACTGTTGAAGCTTTCCTTTGTTAATTTTGGTTCTGACAGATGCGGCGGCAACCGAGTCCTCTACGAAGTCGTAAACGGCTTAGTACAGAAAGGTCATGATGTTTCATACTTAGCGTTGCAACCTCAAAGTTGGTTCCCTCTTAAAGTGCCAATTACAGTTTGCAAGTCCCCGCAAGAAATGCCTCAAGCCATACCCGAAAGCGATATAGTCGTTGCGACGTGGTGCGCTACTGCCCCAATCGTTGACAGCGTAAAAGGCATCAAAGGTGTACCCGCCTATTACTGCCAGCATCATGAGCCAATCTTTTTCTTTTCGCCGCAGGAACAGCAATTTGTCGAATCTACTTACCGCTTAAACACAAATTACATCGCTAACAGCCCGTGGCTTCAGCAAATCTTGAAAGAGAAATATGGCAAAGAATCAGCGTGTATTGTGCCTGGCGTGGACACCAAAGTTTTCACTAATACCCCTAGCCTAAATGCCCACAACTTAGCCACATCTGAAACCGACCCCCCATTAAAGATTTTAGCGTTTGCTTCAGAGACACCTTTCAAAGGTTTCTACGATACAGTGCTTCCAGCACTCAATTTTGTACATCGCGCACTTGGCAAAAAAGTAGAGTTCCACATCTATGGTAATCCCACGCTTGAAATTCCTTATAGCTTTCCAGTTGTAAAGCACGGTTGGTTAGATACTGAAGACGTCGCAAAACTTAATCGCTCTTGTGATTTGCTTGTGTCTGGGTCATGGGCTGAATCTTCCCCACTACCTCACCTAGAAGCAATGGCGTGTGGCGTTCCAGTTGTATGCACAGAATACGGAACAGAACATTACGGCGAAGCCTTAGTCAGAGTCAAACCCAAAGCACCACGATTACTAGGCGAAACAATCCTAACGGTTTTAGCTAACACAGAACTCAGATGCAAAATGAGCCAACTTGGAGCATTAACCGCTAAAGAATTCACGTGGCAAAAAACCGTTGAGGGTGCAGAGCAGTTTTTCAAAGGCTTAATCGGAGAATAAAAAGATGAACGCATGTATAATCATGGCAACTATTAGAAGCACAGACGCCATCGGAGAATACGCAAAAAACGCAGTACAAAACAAACATACCCCCGACTTCATAATTATAGACGAAGATCCACAAAATAGAAAAGCAATACAGAATCAACTTCAAGGATTACATGTTGACTTTTATGGGGCAAAAGAACGCTCCGAATGGTTCCAAAACCATTGTTTAGGCGAAGTTTCAAACGTGATTCCTCACAAATACCACAATAAAGTAAGCTTTGGAATGCTTGTTGCATTAACCCGCAAATACGACATGCTAGTGTTTGTAGATGATGACACTTACCCATTTATGAATGTTGATTTTCTTGGAGAACATTGGAAAAACCTTAACACTCAATATGATAGTTGCTACAGCAAAAACTCTGACTGGGTAAATAGCCATCCTTTCCTATTTGCTCGTGGTTTTCCTTACAATCAAAGACTGCCAAAAGACTGTTTCTCTAAAAAATGTGATGCACCACCCATTCTTAGTTTGGGCTTGTGGGCTGGGATTCCAGATTTAAATGCCATCGATTATATTTGCTATAATATTCAGTACCAACATTCTTTAACTGTTTCAAACTTTAGTGTTGGCAAAAACCAGTTTGCGCCAATCGGCGGCATGAACGTAGCTTTTAAACCCGAAATTATACCCGCGTACTACCAAATGTTTTTTGCTGACCGCTTCGAAGACATTTTCAGCGGCATATTTCTGTTAAAAATAACGTCACATCTTGGCTTTTGCGTAAACATAGGAAACCCCATTATCACTCATAAAAAAGCTCCGCGAGACTATTTTGATGATTCAATAATTGAAATGTCTACACTAAAATTTAATGAGCAACTTTGGCAAATCGTTAAATCAGTAGAGCTATCAAATACTACTTGGTTAACCTGTTACCGTGAATTAGCTTCTAAATTACTACAAAAAGTCGCTGAATGTTCTAATCCACAATACCTAAAAACGATGGCTGAAAAGATGCTCTTGTGGTGTGATATAGTCGAACACATACAGGATATTGTAGGTAAATCTAAATGAAGCCTCTTGTAATCTTTACTTCAATAAGAGACACCCCTAACTTTGCTCGATACGCCGACAACTTTAAACAGCATAGCCAAGACCCAGACATCCTAATAATCGACGAAGCAACCGATCACCGAAAAAGTGTAATGCAGCAACTTGGCGGTTTCACCATAGACTTTTATGGCATGGATGAAAGAGCCGCATGGTTCAACCGCCATAAACTCAGCGAATTTAAACATGTGATTCCCGCGCAAGCCCACAACGAAAACAGCTTTGGCTTACTAATCGCTTTGGAACGCGGCGGCTACGACATGGTTGTATTTGTTGACGATGACACTTACCCTGCATCTGACACAGCGGATTTTCTTGGCGAGCATTGGAAGGCACTTAATACTAAATCGTTTGTGCGTGAAGCAGTAAACGGCTTTTGGTTGAACACTCACCCAAATTATCAAGTTCACGGCATCCCTTACTGTCAACGCAGACGAAAAAGCATTTGGCAACTACCCAACAACTTCACGGAAACAGTGCTTAACATGGGTTGTTGGAATGGAATACCCGACTTAAACGCCATCGACTACCTCGCCTTAAACCCCGACCCCCAATACATAGCAGTTCACAATTTCACGGCGGCAAAACACAATTATGTACCAATTTGTGGTATGAATGTGTCTTTTAAGCCAAAGATTATTCCAGCTTACTATCAACTCTGGCATCGTGGTTGGGATGATCTTTTTAGCGGTTTATATCTCAAAGTTATTGCAGACCACTTGAACGCTGGCTTATCTGTTGGTGCGCCGCTTTGCTATCATGATAAGGAACCCCGCGACTTATTCCGCGACGCCGAAACCGAACACCCATCTGTGAAGTTAAATGAAGAGCTTTGGAAGGTTCTGCTTGAAATAAACCTCAATGAAGAAACATGGTTGGGCTGCTACCGTGAACTTGCAACGCAACTTAAACAGAAAGCAAAGCCACTTAGCCCTCACTACATTACGCAGTTGACTGATAAGATGCTGGCATGGTGCAGCCTAATAGAAAAGGTGACGGCATGAAAATCTTGTTTGTCACTGTACCTATAATGACACCTGTCGCCACACAATACCCCATGCTAGGCGTCGCCTACATATCCAGCTACCTAAAAAAATACAGCAACCACAAAACCGCGTTATGCGACGCCGCCCTAGGCGAATCTCCCCTAGCAAAAATAAAAACAGAACACCCCGACGTCGTAGGCTTAACCTATAACACGATGGGAGCCACACGCGCCCAAAAAATCGCGGAGAAAATCAAGCAAACACACCCCAATCTCCCAGTAATATGCGGAGGCGTCCACGCCAGCTACATGCCACTACCCAAAGCCTTCGATGCTAAAGTCACAGGGGAAGGCGAACAAGCCACACTTAATTTACTGAATGATTTAGAGGCAAACGGCAAACTCACACACCAAAACTACACTGCAGCATCAATAACGCCCCTAGATAATATTCCGCCACCTGACCGAGAACTCTACAACATGCGATACTACATGCAGCCAATCCCACATTTCCCCGGGCATATTGGTTTAGGCGCTAACATGTTGACTTCGCGGGGTTGCTGTTTCCGCTGTGTCTTTTGTCCCAGTAGCCATTTTTGGGGGAAGCCACGTTTTCACAGTGCTCAATACGTCGTTGACGAAATTAAGGGGTTAATTGACAAGTACCATGTGCATTACATTAATTTTTGGGATGACCTGTTTCACCTTGACTTAAAACGCCTGCATCAACTTGCCCGATTGTTTCGTGAAGAAAAATTGGATGTTGAATGCGGCTGCCAATGCCACGCAGGATTATTCACAGATGAGGTGGCTGGGTTGCTTAAGCAAATGAATTTCGTGTATTGCGGCTTCGGCATGGAGTCCGCGTCGCCTCGCGTATTGAAATATCTTAAGTGCGGCGTAACCACTATAGAAGACAATCAACATGCAGTTGACACTTGCAGAAAACATGGGTTGAAAGTTGGCTCGGGATTTATCACTGGTGTACCACATGAGACACAGGAAGAATTCAAAGCAAACCTCACATTCATACAAAAAAACAAGTTAGACGCTTTCAACATCTACGTGTTAACGCCTTATCCTGGTACGCCATTGTGGATTGAGGCGTTGGAGCGCGGGGTTGTTTCTGAAAGTATGGATTTTGGCGGTTTGTATCATGTGTTTGATGGGCAAAAGGTGTTTATGAATGCATGATGTTTTGTTGGTTTTGCCGCCTGTTGGTCCCTTAGACCTCTACGCTGTGCCCGAAGAGAAACTTGCATCGGACAGGTTGTTTTGGAAAAGGAAGCTTACGCGTATTCCACAAGGGCTTCTTTCGATTGCTACGTGGCTTAACCAGAATGGTGTGTCCGTAAAAATATTTGATTGCCGCTTCCACATCAACAGTTTAGAGCATGATTTAACCGAGGAGATTAAGCAGACAAGGCTTTACGTTGCCATATCCGTTTACACGATGCATATAGAGTTTGCATTAAAACTTAATGCCTTAATCAAACAGGTTAACCCAAATCTTCCAGTGGTTTGGGGTGGAGTGCATCCAACACTTTACCCAGAGCAAACCGCGAAGGAAAGCAGTATCGATTTTGTGGTGCAGGGTGAAGGCGAAAATCCCCTATTGCAGTTAGCCCAGAATCTGCAGAAACATAAAAACAGCGACGTATTAAACTCGCTTGGCAAATCCTTCGACGTTAACCTTTTAGAATCGCCCAATTATGACGCGCTTGAAATCAAAGAGTACCTCAAGAAACGGCGCTATAACCCCGATGGCGAAGTAGTGGGCATAGAGTATAATGGTTCACGCGGATGCTCGTTTTTATGTGCGTTCTGCGTGAATAATTTGTTGCCTCAGATGCATGTTTGGCGCGGACGCAACCCCGAGAAAATAGGTGCAGATTTGCAGTTGGCTAAGGAACGGTTTGGCGTCGAATACGTGTTTTTGGAAGAGGAATTCCCCTTTGTTAACCGCGATAGAAGCTTAAGGCTTGCAGCGGAAATGAAAAAGCTGGATGTCACATGGTACGGTAATATACGCGCGGATTTAGTTTGCCGCGATGAACCCTTACTAAAAACTTTGTATGGGTCAGGTTGGCGTGAAACCAGTGTCGGCGCAGAATCAGGCAGTAACCGCATGCTAAACTATCTCCATAAAGGCATAACTGTGGAGCAAACAGTTAAAGCCGCTGAAATCTTAAGTCGCCTCGGCATCTATGCGCTTTATAGTTTTATGACTAATTTGCCAACTGAAACGCAAGCGGAACAGATGGACACATACAAGTTAATGCGGCAACTAAAACGAATACATCCAAACAGCGAGTTCATAGGGCCACAAAGTTATCGACCTTACCCCAAAACTGAATGGTACGAGAAAGAAAAGGCGCTGGGCAAATTTGTGGAGCCGACGTCGCTGGGTGAATGGGTGTCTTCGGGTTACGCTAATTATTACGCAAAGTGAGGTGAAAAATATGAAGTACTATGATGGTATGGGTAAAGATGTTTCAGTGGATGTGTTGAAGTGGAAACAAGCGTTTGATGCACAGCAACCTCAACCTAAAGCGGCTGCGCAGCCTGTTAAAGTTAAAGCCGTTAAAGCTACAGCTACCTCTAAAGCTAAAGCAGTAGTGGTGAAGGAAACGCCTAAACCTGTTGAAGACACTTTTAACCCTGTTGCAGTCGGCGAAGACACTAACAGCGGCAACTTCTAATTTGAATGCTAAAAAAAGTAGCTTGTAAAAGCTGTTTTGTTAACTACCCTTTTCTTGCAAAAAATTTATTTAATAATTCCAATATTAATTTAAACACAAAAAGAGGACATAAAATGTTGAATCAAACCAAAAAACCAAATATCCGCGATTTAATAGCGGTAATAGCGATAGTTGTATCTTTAATTACCACGAGCCTAGTTGGCGCAGGCTTAATAACGCCTGAACAGAAAATTATCTACGATGATAAAACAGGCGACATATTAAATCAAGTAGGCGACTTAACCGATCAAATTAACGCTTTATATGGGCAACTTGATGGCACAAATGCCGCGTTGAATGCTTCTCAACTGCAACTGCTAAAAACCCAGAATGATTTGGCGAATGCGAAGGGACAGATTATTTCCGTCCAAAACAGCGCAAACCAAGCTAACCAGCAAGCAACAGATGCACAAAACAAAATTGTAGATTTAAACAACCTTATAGATCAACCTGTAGGCAGCACATTATCAACTATGCGTAAAGGCTATGGTTTTCAAGTTAGTTTTGCCACAAATAACGGTGTCCCCGACCATACGCTTGTGCTTCAATCAGGCGTGAATGGCAGTGTTGTTTTGCTTGGGTACTCAGCAACAAACTACACTTATGTTGCGGCGAAAGCTATTAGTGTAGCTACAGCGATAAATGGCAGCATCTATTTTGGCGAAGGTGACTACAGCTACGCTTCAATGGTTATTCCAGATATTCCGCTGGGTGTATCTGTGTTTATTGATTCAGGCGCATATGGGTATAGCCGAAGCAATGTGTATGGCACTTTAACAGATTACCATAACAGCGTTTTCTACGTTGACGGACAAACAATGGAAGCACCATATACTTATTTGATTTATTCGAAAACTGTTGGGGCAACCACAACGTACTATGCGAAAGCTTCGAATGGGTCAATCTCTTTTACATCATCCAACTTGGTTGCTGGTGTAGTTCAGCCATGCCAAGACCTGCTTACTCTTGGTGGCTCAATCAGTATTAAGTCAGGTTCAGTTTATGCTTGGGAAGCCACTTTAAACGTAACAAACCCTGCTGTCACACTTTGCAGTGATTCAATGGGGTATCATGGCAAAACAAGTCTGAAAGCAACAGCGACATGCACAAGCCACATGATAAACATTGCGGGTGGCGTTTACTGCACAACAATTAGAAACTTAGGTTTTGACGGAAGTAATATAGCGTATAACATCATCAATTATAATGGCAATGAATTAACGTTGGAAGATTTAGAGATTGCTTATGCTAAAAATTGGGGTATCAGTGACGGTGGCGATTATCTTAGGGCATGGCGCATCGTTGTTGATTACTGCACCACAACCTCAAAAGGTGGCGTTTATATTAGCGGCACAAGAGGTTCATATAATCAGGTTGGCTCAAGCGGAAACTATTGGAATTGGTATGTTGCTCCAACCGCTTCAGGATATACTTTTGATGGTTGTCTCGGTCAAGCGGCAACTAAAGATAATTTTGTTGTTGGGGGGACATTCCATCAATTTTATGGGTGTACCGCTACACTTGCTCAAGAAGTAGGCTTAATTGCTTTTGGCGCTCAAAACTGCACTTTCAATTTTATAGTTAGAGACAACAGCCAAGCAACCACAAACACTTCTGCTGCTGTTTTGGTTGAAGCACAAAGTGGAGTTAACTCTACAAATAACGTATTCAATCTAATAGTTAGTAACACATTAGCAAAGATTCAGAAAGACGGTTACATTGAAAACTATAATGAAGGCGACTACAACATTGTTATGGGGCAGTTTTATGGATGTGGAAGGTATGATGTTGCCGTTCGCGGCGTACATACTCATTATGCTGTTTTGACTACTACTGGATGGCTACAAAACTTCTATGTTCACCCATAAATTATTCTTTGCTTGATTGGTTCGTCTGCAACCAATCCACCCATTTTCTTTAAATTAACAATTTAACATTATGGAGAAAACAAGACTTTGACAAACACAACTGTAACTATACTCGCAGGCGAATTAAACGGAGTCTGCACCCACAGCATAGGACACACAAACTACAAAGTTTTACCTATACCCCTCGCAGTCACCGATACCTTCCTAGTCTCAGATATAGCCGCAACCTCATTCACCTTAAACGTGAACGCCGAGGACTTCGAGAATGACCGCGTTTTCACCTGCATAATTGTGGAGGGCCCAGCACCCATAGTGGCATCTGCGGCATACTGTAGCCCCGCCGACGTAGAAGCCCTTAGCCAAATCAAATATACCCAGCTTGAATACGCCGACAACGCCGCGTTTGAAACTGCATTAACAACCCTATTTATTCCTATGGCACAACAAATCATTGATAGCTACTGCGACCACAACTTCCAAAACAACACTGGCACATTAACTTTAGATGGCAACGGAAAAAGAATATTGATGATTCCCCCGCCATACGTGCCCATCTTAGCCGCTGGAACAGTCTTAATAAACAGCGTAAATGTGACAAGCAACATCACAGCATACGACACCTACCTAGCCCATAAAGGCGGCATATTCACCGAAGACGCAAGCAGCCGACGCAATGTTTCTGCAACCTTAACTTATGGTTACACCGCTGTACCCGCTGACATCCAATATGCAACCGCGCAAGTTACAGCAAACATTTTAGCCGACATGGTACGCAGAAAACTTATGCCTGAAACCGTCGCCAAAGCTATGCAAGCAAACGCCGACACCGTAATCTTTTCAGGTATGTCTAAAAGCGTACTTATCCTGACAAATGAACTCCGCGACCTACTAGACAATTACCGTTATAGCCGCATGGATGTCACTTAGCCGCATGGACATCAATTATCCATTACAGATTTGCAGTTGTACTCTGTCGCAGTTCCAATTTTGGCTTTAACTTCACTGTACACCGCTATAGGCTTATTGACTAAAGCCCTCAGCCGAATATTAACGGCTCCAACATGGTCGCTATGGTCAGAGAACCCACAACTAACACATCTAAACAAATCTCTTGAAGGACGATTTGTTTTTTCAACATGATTGCATTTAGGGCAAGTTTGACTTGTATACCGTGGGTCTACACGATATACGGGTATACCAGCAATTATCGCTTTATACTCTATGAAATTGCGAAGCTGATAAAATGCCCAACTATGAATGCGGCTTCTCTGAGCCTTTCTAACCGTTACTGACTTGCGAATACCCGACAAATCTTCAAGGGCAATCGCTCGAACAGTGTCTTTGGCTTTAGCCACAATCAACTTGCTAATACAATGGTTTGCGTCTCTACAAAAACGTGTTTCATATCTGCTTATCTTTCGTAAGTGTCTCTTTGCGTTCTTGCTTCCAACACTTTGCAAAGTGGCACGTAAACCTGAAAGGCGCTTTCGTACTGCTTCAACATTGTGCCCTGAAAATACTTGCCCATCACTATCAACTGCCAAGTTAATAATTCCTAAATCTAAGCCCAATATATCTATCTCTTGGAACTTTGACTGTTCTGGAACATCGACAACTACGGCTAAATAAAACTCATTATTCCGATAAATCAAATCCGCTTGTCCCCTAATTCTGTCTAGGCGTTTTTTTTGATACGTTCCCATTAATACGGGAATTTTCAGTCTGCCTTGCAACGAAATAAGTGACACTGACTCTAATCCTTTCCAAGATAGTATTCTCTGGTCGTAAACTACGGCTCCTTCTGGCTTAAACTGAGGTTTAACCTTCTTATCTCGCTTGTAGGCTTCTACTACTTTAGCGATTGCTCGGATAGTTAACTGCGCTGATAAACCGAATGTCTGTCGTACTTCCCTGTAAACGATGGCTTGAAGTTTGAATTTGTTTGCGCTTTTAAGGTTGAAAGCGATTTCGATAATGTAATTACAAGCTTCATTAAACTTATGCATTGTTTCGAGCAGTATATTATGCTGTTCTCTTGTCGGCGTTAATTTAACTATCAAGGTCTGAAGCATAAGTATTGATAATATCTTTCAATAATATAAATATGTATGGACGTGACTTAAAATTGACGTTATGCGGGTCTATTTCGGCAGTCCTCGCCGCTAATTGGAGCTTAACAGGTGCAGGCACAGTAACAGCCATAGCTTTCCCCGAAAAAGATTGGTACGACAGTCAATATGCTTCTAAACCCCAAATCACCGTTAGCCACCTCATAGACCCCCCAGCCCGATACTTCGCACTCCACGGCGGCTCAATAAACATGCACAGCAACCCCCGCTACATCGTTAACCTTTGGGTTCCAATTTTGCAAGGATGCAAAGGAACCGCTGAAGCCCAGTTAATCGAAAACATGCGCCACGAAGTAGCCCGCATCATATTAGCAAACAAAAACAGCATCGCGTCTTTTAACCCCATCGTACCCGAAAACGAAGGCGTACCCCACCACGAAATCAACGGAACCCCAGCCATCTTAAGGTACGAAATAACCCTGATTGGAACCCATGACTCAACAGCTTAAACTTGAATTGAGGTGAAAAACACACATGAGCACAGCAACAGAAGGATTAAACGGAAACCTAACAGTAAACGGAACCACCATCGCATTACTCTCAGAATGCAGCCTTGAACACAGCCGAGAAGCAAAAGAATGGGTGCCACTAGGTTCCTTAAGCACCACCGACGTACTACTAGGCCCCAACGTCTATAAAATCACTGCTAAACACGCATTCGTAGATAACACATACGCCAACTACATCAGCGGCGGCTCAATATTAGCAGGCACATTTTTCCCCATCGGCGGCACAACACCGACAACTTACGGAAGCTTAGTCTGCACAAACCGAGGCGTCACAGGCATAATGCAGGGTGCAGTTGACCCAACTATGGAAGACTTGACATTCATATTCTTCCATGTTACCCACGCATAAACACCCCACATTTTCTTTTTTGTTTCCCAATTTATAAAAGGAGCTAAAACATTATGGAAAAACTTGAACAATCCGACTTAGACGTACAATTAAACATAGGGTTAGTCTGCACAGGAAAAATGCGTGACTTAACCCTACTGCGCGATGCCCTCAGAAATATGCAGGGTGTAAAAGTGGTTTTTAACACCTTAAGCAGCGAATACCTTTTCATCATCAAAAAAAGCGGGTTAAGCCCCGAACAACAACAAAACTTTAGCAGAAAGGAGTAATCAACTTGGAAAACTCAAAACCTAAACCTGAATCTCAACCTAAACTAAACTTTAAAGAACTCTATGAATTGGAACAAAACAGCATCAAGGAAGCCGCTGTTGCATTCGACATAGACGACTTCACGCAAGGTGCGGACACAGTACAAAGCGTCTATGTGCCCCTGTTAAAGCGGCATGTGAAGTATGTGCGGTTTAACGCTGAAGACACCCAAAAAATAACGGTGACAAAAGACGACTCAGACTACACACTTGGGCTTAAAGTTTTAGCGTGTATGATGTTTAAAGCCGACGGCAAAACCACCTACGAAAAACTCCAAAAACTTTCCAGCATAGATGCCAACGCTATTTTAGCGGCGACACAAGAAGCTCAAAAAAACTTTCAGCCCCAAAAAAGTAGCTAAATGGTTCAGCCACAACACAAAAGCCCAAAACCTCTTCTTAGTAAGCATCGCCTACCATGAACCCGACTTATCAAAGCTTAAGCGTTTGACGCCTGAAAACATGCTGTTTATTGAAACAGGGTTAACATGGTTTATACAAAAATACAAGAGACTACCCACATGACTGAAGTCACATTTACAGGCGCAGAGGAAACGCAAGCTTTTTTTGCGCAAGCACCCGCCGCCTTGCAGAAAGCCATAAAAAAAAGCCTCAAACAAGCAGCTACCCTAATTAAGCAAGAAGCCATCTGGAACTGCCCAGTACGCACAGGCTACCTAAGAACCACAATTTTCTATAGCGTCAACGGCGACGAAATGGGTTTCACCGTAGGCGCAAAAGCTCCATACGGCGGCTACGTTGAATTTGGCACAAGATACATGCAAGCGCAACCCTACATTCGCCCAGCATTCATCACAGTAATGACTAGTATTCGTTCTGCCATGAGCCAAGAAATAGAAAACGAGGTAAACAAGTTATGAGTGACTTCGAAGTTAAAGGCAAAGTAACACTTGACGACCAAGCATCCAAAAAAATGGAGAGCTTAGGCAAATCCACTAAAAATCTTATCGTTGGCTTCAGCGGATTAGCAACGGGCGCAATAAACCTGGTTAACAGTTATGATCGCGTACAAAGGGCACAATTACAGGTTGAGAAAAGCGAGTTAGCCGTTAAACGTGCAACAGAAACCCTTAACGACACTCAAAAGAAGCATCAAGAGCTTTTAGGTGAAACAGAGGATTTAACTATAGATGTTTCAGATGCACAGGAAGAATTAGACCGGGTTCAAGGTGATGCTTCAAGTTCAGCTATAACAATTGCTAAGGCACAGGAAAAACTTAACACTGCCCTAGGCAAATTAGCGGCAAACAAAGCGGATACTGTAGGTTCAGTTAAAGATATTGCAATTGCTGAAGAGGCATTACGCCTTAAAACAGAGCAAGCAAAACAAGCAGCCGACGACCAAAAAATGGCGATAATAACAGGTGTAGCAACAGCGGTTCCCTCAGTTGTCACAATGGGCGATAACTTTGTTAATTTAATGGGAAAAATCAAAAACACCACAACAGAAACAGGTCTATTAAAAACTTCCCTCACAAATTTAAACGGCGTAAATTTCACCGGGTTAATTGGTTCACTGGGAAAACTTGCAAGCGCCTTAACACCAATCAACATAGCTCTCGCGCCTATTACGGCTGGTTTGATGAGTGGCTACACACTCGAGGATATGTTTGCCCCTAAACAAGATGTTTATGCATTTGGGCAAAAAGTCTATAGTTCAGACAAATATAGTGCAGCAACTACTGGGACTAAAAACGCTGATGGATCATATAGCAGTACTGCCTCTTCAACTTCCCAAATGACTTCACTTATGCTAACTCAACTTGCAACAGCAAAGGGACCGCAAGACGTCGCGAATATAATCCGTAAGGAAATGATAAATGCGGGGTTACATAGCTCAAGTTTAAACACTGTTGTATCCGACATTTTTTCACGTATGAAATGGCCTAGTTCAGGTGAGAGCCAAATTATGAAAATGATTCCAGCCTTTGGCAAAGGCGCTATTGTTAATGAGCCAACTCTCGCATTAATCGGTGAGAGGGGAAAAGAAGCTGTTGTACCCCTTGATAAAGGCGGCGGGTTTGGAAACACTATCCAAATTATTTTTAATGGCGACGTTTTTGGCTATGAAGACTTTGAATCTAAAGTAGTGAAAGCAGTTAATCATGGCGTAATGAGGCAGAAAAGCAACATAAGCTTTTGAGGATTCAAATATGGTACTAAACTGGAATAACATAGAAGTCTACGATACAACCACATCCACATGGGTAAATATAGACACCAAACTAGAAGGAACCCACACACTTGACGAAACCAACGAAGTCTTAGACGGCGACGAAAACTTTTCTTTTAACATCCGAAACAACACAGTTAACCGTGCATACGTCGCTGTAGACCGCACAGCCCGATTAAAATATGATAGCAAAGTAATTTTTGTCGGAGTCTTAAGCGCAATCGACTACACCAAAAACAAGTTAACCTGCACAGTTTACAACGAAGTTTATGAGAAACTAAAAAAAGTTGCTCTATCAAACATCTATGTTGACGCTGCACCCTCCACCATCTTCGCGGCAATATGCCTTTTAGCTGGAGTCACCGCTGGAGTTTGTCCCTCAACTCCAACCCTAACACGACAATTCAAATACGCCAACGGCTACACAGTAATAAAGTTTCTATCTAAAGTCACAGCCAAAAACTATTATGTCAGCGACGACGGCGTAACCCTAAACATCGGCGTACGCGACTCATGCATACTTGCCTTACCAATGAATGAAGGAACAGGCGCAACAGCAGCAGATAAAAGCGGATTCGGCAACGACGGAACAATAACAGGCGCTTCTTGGGTTGACGGAAAATATGGAAAAGCACTAAGTTTTAACGGATCAACAGATTATATTTCATGCGGCGACTTTCCAGATTTAGATGCAAAATCAAGCTTCACTTGGGCAGCATGGATATACGCTGATTCTTTTCCAGATTGGGCAAGAATTTTTGATTACACCTATGACGTCGATAATCGTATTGGTTTTGGTGTTAGAAGTTCAGGTAAATTATTTCTTGAGATGGTTTCAGGCGGCAGTTTGATTGGCGGCGTTAATCCTGCAGATAAAATATTGCTTGCTGACACATGGTATCATGTTGCTGTAGTAGTGAACGGCGATACGGTAACTTTGTACGTTGATGGCATTGCTGAACCAACGACAGGCACTGTTAGCGGCTCCTGGACTGGTTGGACAGGCGTATTAAGCATAGGCAGATACGGTGGAGCAGCCGCATATTTTGACGGCATACTCGACGAAGCCCACATCTATAACCGCGCTTTATCCCCTGACGAAATACAATTTCTCTACAATGAAGAAATCGAAAACTCAAGCCCCCGAACCGTAAACCGCACCAAAAAACGCGACAAAGTAATATACACAGGACAAGACGACACAGGCGCAGAAATTGAAGGCGTAGCAGGCACAGGAAACGACGTCGCAGTCTTCAAAGAAGCCGCACCAACCGACGCCGCAACCCTAACACTATTAGCAACAGACAAACTAACAGAATTAAACACCGACGACAGCGAAATCAACCTAAACCTATCCATCAAACACGCCGCACACCTACGCCCCGGCGACGCCGTAAGCATGCATAAACCTGAACTTGCACTCGACGACATATACAGGTTGGCAAGCATAAACAAAAAACTGTATTTTGCCACTGTTGAATTAAACAGGCACATCAAAACACAAGCGGAACTACTCTCGGAACTAGACAGCTTCACATCCGAAGGCATACTATCTTTCTCGCTCTCGCCAAGCGACGATTTACGCCATAGCAACGACACAGAAAAATACAGCGACGACACAACTCAATGGGTTAAAATTAAAGAAATAAAATGCGACGTACCAATACCAGGCGCAATCAGAATAAAATTGGACTCCAAATACATTTTAACAGGCACATATGTGACGCCTTATGATGATCCATTGATTAAACTCTGCAAAAACGGCGTTGACATCATACCTGAATTCGCCCCAACCGACACTTACGCAACCACATCACTTGACTTTGGCAGTTTCGATAAAGACGACACCATAGAAATCTGGGTACGCAGCCAATACGGCAACGTTCCTCCTTATGAATGGTCGTTTATAGTGTATGCACAAAACTTTAGGCTTTACTATACGCCTGATGAAGCAAGTGTAACCTTCACCGATCAAGACCCCGCATAAACATTTTTTTAGGCAACTCTATTTTGTGTTAGCGCAAGCCCTAGACAAACTACTATGAATCAACTGGGGGATCAACTGAATATCTACCATGATGATTTTCTTCACGCAAACGATTATTGGAACTATCCCGCGACTCTAAGATAATATGGTCGCAGTGACAATGTTCACCTTTGTAACTGTCATGGTAAATTACAGTGTGGCAGTAGCATTCCCATTTATTTTGTAGATTATAGCTAAGCATCCAGTGACCACATTTTGGGCATCTATCCATATCATTCACCAGTTCTTTTATTCCGATTTAATGTGACATTAGTAACGCTTTCAAGTTTCTGATGAACAGGACACCAAATCTTTCCAGCTTTGCGCTCGTCTCTTTCAGCTTTAGCTAACTGTATTTCTAAGCCACATTCTGTTTCAACAGTGAATATGTCGCCAGGATTGAAATATCCTTCAAACAACTTTTCTTTTGCTTGTAGCCTAAAGAGATATTGCCGTTTACTCATTCTGTTTTTCCCTCGCTTGTTGAAATTGGTTTATCCAACGTAGCTTTGATTAATTCGGTTGCGCCATCAAACGCTTTCATTGCTACGTCTATAGCTTCATCTGGAATGTCAAGTTTCTCGACTGTAGCACCACAAACAAAACAGCGTTTGAAAAGCCCACCTTTTATGTGACCGCCTCGGTCTAGTTCTTGCATCCAATGTGTTCTTTCATGCTTGCATTCTTTTTGAAGGCGGTCTAATTCAACATAGAATTTGGTGTTTAGTTTGTCAAGTTTTTTGGCATGCCATTTGAATAGATTATCTACTGGACTTTCACTCATGCTTGCTTACTCTCCTTACCAATGGGATTGTTGACACTAATCATAACATCTTCTTTTTGCTGTTTCTCAATCTGATGGCAAGCATCGGCATATTGCTCAGTAGTGTTTGGTTCCCTATTTCGCGGGATTAGTAGAGCTTCTTCGAGAGTGCTAATGAAACTCAACACATCTTTTGTTGAAAGTTTATCGTCACCTATTTCTTCTATAAAGTCTCTTGCTTGTTTGAGAGTGTTGTTGGCGACTTCAATCTTAGCCTCCAATTTGGCAACTTCCACTTTCCAGTTTTCCCGCATTTTTTCCTTAAATTCGTCAGCTAAACGGACAGCGTTTTCAAGGATAGTTATGGCTTCTCTTTGTTCCTTGATTATTTTTTTGAGGGTTCTTTGGTCAGTCATTTTGTTGGCTCCTTACCAGTTGAGTTTTTGGCATTCGTTTGGACTATGAAGGGAAACTCTATCACAAGTTTTTCCCCTGTTTGTAGGAGTTCTAAAGCATCCTGTAAGGCGATGCCGTCACCGTCAGGGCATCTAAACCCTCTGAGTTCTTTCATGGCAACTGTGCCTAACTTGATGCCGCCATTTCCATCTATTGCAGTCTTTTCAAGGATAAACTTTGTTTGTTTTTTCATTTAGAGCCTTCCTATTTTGTTGTTTCTTGATCAAACGTTTTACCATGTTTCGCATAGCAGTTGGGACATGAGGTTAGTTTATCTGGTGGACAATATTTACACTCCTCAAAAAGTCGCGGATTTTTGTATTCACCTGGCTCCTGCGATTTTTCTTGAGCATTCAACATAAAGCGCTGCTTATAAAACTCGCTTACCTTATAGAAAGGACATTTGCTTTGCTTATCCATTTCATAAGGGCAGTTTTGCCATTGTACCTTTTCGGATTCCTGTATGTAGTTATCGAGTTCAATGAATAACTCATCATCACCAGAGTAATTCGTCATAGCCCTTTCTTGACAGTTGCCTTCACTGTCTTTCCAAGTTATTATTATCTTCCGAGTTTCATACGCCTTTAACAGCTTCTTGCTTCTACAACAATCTTCAAAGTTAAAGTGACCTTGATAGCTAAAGCTGATTAAACCATATTTTGCTTTTATTTCTTTGATCTTTGGTTGCCAAATTTTATCGTGTGCTTCTTTTAGATAAGTACAAGCAACAGCATATCTAACCCACCAATACTCACAAGGAACGTCTTTACATGGGTAATCTGTTACACTGCTTTTTTCATATAATCCTTTGAATAACTCTGTGAATGCTTGATGTAATTCAGGGTTAAGTTTTTGCTTGGTCATGCCTGCTTATCCCCAGTTTCTTTTTGACCATCCGTCATAACAAAGATAGTTTTCTTTGCTACCTCTGGGTCGGTAAAGACTTTGTGCATAACGTATCTATGGACCACATCGCAGAGGTATTCTATTTGGGATTCATGGAGCCATTTTTGCTGTCCTCTGCCATTGCCAACTAAGCACATGGTTTCGTTTCGGGTCCTAAGAACCATGCAACAAATATCATGCCATGCCCCTTCCTTGGGAACAACTTTATCATTCATTTGAAACATTCTTGTTTTCTCCTTTACTTGTTGATATTGCTCCATCCGTTCCGTTTCTTACGCGGTCCCAAAGTTCTTCTCTAAATTTGTTGTCTCTGAAACCATTACGATCTTTTATGTTGCCATTTGCTTCTATCTCGTAAACATGCCCGCCAGCGTCAAAGCAAGCTAACCAATACTTACGATCAAGAACAACCCAACCTCTTCCACAAACCGTACATTCATACTGCCAACCATAATAAGCTGGAACTTGTTTTAGCGCCCCTCTTTGGCAGTGAGGGCATTTATCAGGCATCACTTGATCTGTTACAAAGTTGCTCATGTTGATTGCTCCCCAAACGTTTTATAATTAAACGGAACCATCAACTTGTGGATATAACGCGGCCATGCTTCCCTAATCTCAGCGTAGTTACTAGCTTGCGCCGGAGCCTGAGAAACTTTACTGCTAGAACCCATACTCCAACCAACTAAAGCGCCAAGGTCGAAGCCGTCAAACTTTAAGTATTTTATGAGCTGGTCAGTTCTAACGTGACGGATGCCATGCCCAACAAAGCGGCGCGGGTGAGCCAAACAAGTTTTATCTTCAGTAATTTTGCCAGTGGTTAATGAGTAATGATATTTCTTTATGGTGTATTGTAAGCCTCGGAAGATTGGTTCTTTGCGTGTGATGTGTTCCCAATTATCCTGGCGGTTCAAGTCAAAAGCAACGTGATCGCCTTTGTCATGGAACCAATTTAACATCTCCTCTGCCCAAGGGTCAAACCGCTTATCCAATGGCAACGCCACTAAGCGGTGAGGGTAGCCTTCTCCTTCCTCTAAATGTTGTTTTGCTATATTTACTTTGAAAACTGCAATAGGGATTTTCTTGTTTAAATCCTCAATGATTTGGTCAATGGTAACTTTGCCCTGATTAATCTTAAGCAGCATAGTTAGGAAAGCATTGTTGGTTAAGTCTGGGGCTTCAATCTCGGTAACAAAGACATCTTTGCCAAGTGGACCATAAGCTTCAGTGTGGCGTTTGCGATCTGTTGATGTGAGATGCCCAGCGCCTTCGATGCCCCGAGCGCAAGCCTCAAAGAGAAAGCGCATATACATCTTGTTCTCTATGCGCTTGCATGAGTCTATTCGGCGCATGACATCATAAGGATTAGGCAAACTCATATGAAATACCTCAAAGGAGTGCTGATAACGCCTGTTGTTAGAGATTTACGGAGAGGTAAACCATCGCGTTCTATAGCTTCGCAGACTTCTGTTCTTGTAGCGCCTGTTTTGTCAGAGATTTTTCGGATTATGGCAATCTTCTGTTTTGGAGATAAAGCTTTGAATTTAACTAAAACATATTCTTCTTTGCCAACATGAACACTTTTTGGATGAAAGCCTAACTCGCAAACTGGAACTTTGCCGTCGGGGAAAACATCTTTCCAAACAGATAGTCCTTCTTTGCTTAACTGTACTTCACTCATTCTTTCTTTACCTCATTACTGATTGGTTCGGGAACTATCAATGTGTGAAATTTGTTAAGGGGACATTGTTCGCAATCACAATTAGATTGACAGAAACGATCTTTGCCAATGCTGACCTCTCGTGAGATTCCTGTGCCGTCTTTGCGGTAATTCCAGCAACGAATAGTTACGCTATCCCAATCAGGTGTTCGATAACTCATTGCATTCCCTTCTTAAGTGAGGCGTCTTTAACATCCTCTAAAAGCTCATCAAGGGCACAGTTGAAACCTTTTTCAAAGATTCTCTTCTCAGGTTGCCTCTCTTGATAGAAGCGGTAGCTTACATCGTCTAAATGATTTTTATCTTGACGTTTTTCTGTGACAAATTGCCCTAACGCTTTTATGATTAAGTTAATGTGGGTTTGGTCGCACTCTTTTTCATAGTGGCATTGATCACAACCAGTAATCTGCTTGTTGCTTTGGCAGTCCTTAACTAAGTAATCTCGCAGTTTCATTATTTCTCAGGCTCCTTGTTACATTGAACACTAGTTGCTGTTCGCTTAGCAAAGTCTCTATATTCTAAGTCTGCCCAGAATTTTGCAAAATTTTCTTCTTGCTCAAAAGACTTGAAAATTGCATCCATTTTGTCGCTATCAGCATCATCCACTTTCATCTGTAGAAAGTCTTTAATTGCCTCTTCATCAAAGAACCGCTTTTTCTGCTCGGTTACTTCACACTTTATTGTTATTAAATCGCCGCGTTGAAACTTGCTTTTGCCATTACTGCTTTTCTCTCTGTACTCAAGACCTCCAAAAGGCAAATCAACCGTTGCAATATTCAGTGGTGCGTAACCTTCATCTTCATAAAGTAGTAAAACAGTTGCCATTACATCGTTAGCAGATAAGACCAAGCCTTTTTTCCATTGGGTAAAATCTCTTTCACTCATTCTTTTGTCACATCCTTTTGAACACAATCAATGCTTATTCCCCAGCGATCTGCAATCTCTTCCTCTTTTGCACGTTGAACCGTCAAGGCTTCAGCATCCATCTTTGGCTTAACCATTTCACCATAAACAAACTCAAGTTCAGTAAGCCAGCCTTCAACGTCTGGTCGATACCGTGTTGTTTCGCCAAGTTGGTAAAAGAAGACTTCATGTTTGTTTAGCCAAGTGATACTCAGGTTTGGACCGTACTCGTCATACCAGATTTTTAAACCGTTGCAGTCATAATTGTAATGGTAGCCGTGAGTCATGCTTTGGCAAGAACCGATTAGCTTGGCTAATTTGCTTGCTTTAGAGAATATCTTTTTGTCGGATGCGTCTTTCTTTAGGAGTTTGATTTGTTCGTAATAGGATTCCAAAGTCTAAGCCTCCTTTCTAAGCTGATTTAATGCGTATTCGATAACGTGGCTACGGTTGCGGTATTTGCCAGAAGTGACTTGATTGTCTGCCCAAGTTATGATTTCTTTTTCAAGTGAGACGGAGATGTTTTCTTTCATATCAGCCATATTATTCTATCCTTCTTTTTAACACTTGTTAATAGGTTCTAATAGTTTGTATTAGCTTATAATACTTTCGGTGTCTTGCTTGTTGGCTCAGTGCCAT